ACATGAAGCTCATCCGGGACGCACTGGCCAGCAAGGTGAACATCCTCCAGGCCGACCCGAAAGGAGACGAGCGACAGTGCCAGGAATACCAGCGCCTCCTGGACACCTTTGAGGAACTCATCCTTCGCCAATAGTTTATTATGCCAAAAATCAAAGACGAAATATATCAGAAGATAATGGACCGCCAGAACGAACCCGACGTTCTGGAGGACATTATCAGGGAACACACACAACTCCGGAAAGAGGGCGTATCGTTCCGGGGGGAGTGCCCCGTCTGTCATTCACCGCACGGCCTGTCTATCACGCCCGGGAAGGGCTTCAAGTGCTTCGCGTGTAATGACTTCTCCGGCTACAATGCCTTCCACTACCTCACCAAGGGCTTCAACATCCCCGCACAGCAAGCCGTCGAAGAGCTGGCCCAGCACCTGGGCATCCTCGTAGAATACGAGCAGACCGAGCGGCCCATGGCCACCCGGAAGACAAAGAAGAGCTCCGACTTCTGCCGACGGATGCTGGAGGCCTCCGGACTATCCCGGCAGGATGTCACGTCCAAGGTGAAGGTGAACCCGGGAGACAGTGACGCCAGAGACTACGAGACATTCCACCCCGGATCGATGACCCCGAAGGGAGACATCACGGACGGAGACGACGCGGTCATCGAATACTTCGACCTCGATGGGAACCGTGTCATGTTCACCCCGGACAAAGAGGCAACACCCAGGCCTTATTGTCGTGTCAGATACCAGAACCCGGAGCTGCACACCGATAAAAAGGAGGGGAAGGCCATGAAGTACCGCTCCCCGTATGGGGCGCCCGCCTTCATTTACTACCCGCAGCGGATCCGCCAGGCCTACCAAAACCATGTGGCCATCGACCGGCTCTACATCCAGGAAGGCGAGAAGAAGGCCGAGAAGGCCTGCAAGCACGGCATCCTGTCCGTGGCCGTCTCCGGCATCCAGAACATCGGAGACCGGCGGAAGCAGCTGCCGGAGGACCTGGTGAAACTGGTGGAAGTCTGCCAGGTGAAGGAGGTGGTCTTCCTCCTGGACTCCGACTGCATGGACCTCTCCCACAGCCTCCGGGTGGACGTACCTGTAGAGCAGCGCCCGCTGAACTTCTTCCACGCCGTCCGGAACTTCAAGGACTACTTCACCACCCTGGCCAAGCAGCAGCTGTACGTGGAGATTTTATTCGGCTACGTAAAGAAAAACGACGCCGGCGACAAAGGCATCGATGACCTCCTGGCCAACACCCTGAAAGGGAAAGAGGACGAGCTGCTGAAAGACCTGGAATCCGCCCGCGTATCGAAGCCCATGGTGGGCAAGTGGGTCCAGCTGTACAAAATCACCACCATCCCGGACAACAAAATCAAGGAGATCTGGCACCTCCAAGGCGCCAAGGAGTTCGCCACCCAATACTTCAACGAGCTGAAGGATCTCCCGGAGTTTATAATCGGCGGCCGCAAATACCGCTTTAACGAGGCGGGCGAGTTTGAAAGCGCCCAGCCTATCGAACCGGACGAGCAGTTCTGGACAGAGACCAGGAAAAAGGACGGTAGCGTGGACTGTTATTTCGACTATGATGGCGCGAAGAAGTTCCTGGAACACCGTGGCTACTTCCGCCATGAAAAACCGAACCAGGAGTACGAGTTCGTCGCCGTCGAAGGCCGCATTGTCAAGGAGGTGAAACCTCACCAGGTGGCCGACTTCATGCAGAACTTCGCCGTGGACACGCTTCCCAAGCATGTCCGCAACATGTTATACAAGGGGAAGCCCCAGTACTTCGGCCCCGTCTCGCTGTCCATGCTGGACTACTTCCGGGGAGAGTTCGGAGTCCCCACCCGTGGTACCGAGCGCCTGTTCTTCCAGAACTCCATCTGGGAAGTGACTGCCGACGGCGTGAAGACCATCCCCTACACCCAGCTGGGCTTCTATATCTGGGAGACCCAGCGGAAGCACTTCGACGCCTCCCTCACCTCCGAGCCCCTGGTTCACATCCAGCAGCTGGAGGATGGCTGGTCCTGCCAGCTCACGGAGACCGGCCGCCTCTGCGACTTCCTGGTATTCCTGGAAAACACCAGCAACTTCACGTGGCGCAAGAAATACAGCGAAATCACCGAGCAGGAGAAGAAAGAGAACGCCCAGCACCTCCTGTCCAAGCTCTCCGCCTTCGGCTACATGGTGGCCACCGCGAAAAATAAGAGCATATCGAAGGCCGTCATCGGCATGGACGGAAAGCAGTCGGAGGTGGGCGTCTCCAACGGCCGAAGCGGCAAGTCCCTCCTGGGCGAAGCTGCCCGCCAGGTGGTGGCCACCGTTTATAAAAACGGCAAGGAGTTCTCCGGCGGCAAGTTCAGCCCCTTCGTCTGGGATGGCGTGGATGAGCGGACCCGCTTCGTCTTCATCGATGACGTCCAGCGGGACTTTGACTTCGAGAGTCTCTTCAGTCTCATCACCGGCGACTGGCCGGTGAACCCCAAGGGCGAGAAGGGCTTCACCATCCCATGGTCACGCTCTCCGAAGATCTACCTGACCACCAACCACGCAGCCGTGGGTGACGGTGCCAGCTTCGAGGATCGCCAGTGGCTCATCGCCTTCTCTGACTTCTACAACGCCAAACACAAGCCCATCCACGACTTCGGCACCCACTTCTTCGCGGAAGAGTGGCCGGATCAGCAGTGGAATCTCTTCTGGAACCTGGTGGCCACATGCCTCCGGATTTATTTCAAATATGGCTACATCGAGGCGCCCGGCGACCGTCTGGAAAAGAGGAAACTCCTCCAGGAAGTGGGCGAAGAGTTCGCCCTGTGGGCCGACGAATACTACAGCCCCAGCACGGATCCCGAGCATCCGTCCAAACTCAACCAGATCGACATCCCCAGGAAGGACATCTACGACAACTTCCTGGAATACATCGGCCCGGCCAGGCGCAGCTTCTACAACCCCAAGAACTTCAAGGGGAAACTCATCAAATACTGCGAGCTCCGCGGCTATTATTTCAACCCGCAGCGCTTCCATCCGGAGACTGGAGAGTACGAACCGGACCGGAACGGAGTCCCCTCCAAGGACATCAAGCGAAACGGCACGGAATACTTCACCATCGGCACCCCGGACTTCTACGAGGTCCACAAGGCCGACCTCCTGGCCAAGGACGGCGCAGAATTACCGCTGGAAATCAATGACGAAGACCTGCCTGAATAATAATGGAACAGTACCTACTGCGCACAGACTGGCAGATCCAGGCCTTCCGGAACCGGTACGCCAAGTTCATCCAGAACAATCACGACCGGTTCCTGGAGTGGTTCCTGAAGCTGCCGCTGTACGAGTGGGTCCGGATCCCCTTCCAGGAGTCGAAGATGGAGGCCGGGCTGGGTCTTTTCTGCCTGCTCTACATCGACGGAGAAATCAACCTCTGCGTAGACAGAACCGTCACGCACATCCAGCGCTTCGCAAATAACGACAAAGAGTACGAAGAATACATTACCAAACACTTTAATAAACAACCTAAAAAGTTATGAACAAGCACCAAAAATTGAACGAAGAGCACCAGGCCCAGATGGCCGGACTCTCCAACCCCGACCGCTACACGTTTGTGGACCTCGGCCTCCCTTCCGGCCGTCTCTGGGCCACAGAAAGCGCCCCGGGCTTCTACACCTATGACGAAGCCGTGGACACCTTTGGCGAGCTGCTTCCCAAGGGCTCGGCCATGGTGGAACTCATCGAGGAGTCCACCTGTACCTGGAACGACGAGAAGAAAGGCCTGGACATCACCGGACCCAACGGGAACACCATCTTCCTCCCGGCGGATGGGTATCGCTGGGGGATGGAAGTCAAAAACGTGAAGCTGGAGGGTGACTACTGGACCCGGATGCCTGGCAGCCAGACCTACGCGCGCGGCCTGTACTTCGGCTCGGGCGGCGTGTACCCCCTGAACGGCAACTACCGCTCCTACGGCTTCTCCGTGCGTCCTTGCCGAGAATTGCATTGAAACCATTGACAACTGCCGGCGCCTATTTGCCAGGCGCCGGCATAACCACACACACAAATGAACAAACGCCCCATTGCCACCTCGCGCATCATCCATAGCGGAATAGGAGACAGCGCCGTCGTTTCCATCCTCATGGCCATGGCCACCTGGACCAGAAAAAGCCGCAAGAGGAAGGAGTACTACCGCCACGTCGTGCGGATTGCAAAGCTGGACCCGGAAGAGGCGGACGATTATATCCACTTCGCAGCCACCGCCGCCTCCATGGTCCTCCAGGGTCAAGTCCGCGTACAAACCATCCTAAAAATGAGGAAAAAATCATGAAAGCGCCATTTACCCCCCCCCTCCCCAACAATACAGCAACGGCCCACGGGTACAAGGATCTCTGCGCCGGCTGTCCTCGCCGCATCCACGGAAAATGCAGGTGGGAACCCGGAGACTACTGCAAGGCCATCCGCTCAAAATAAACACTGAAGCCATGAAGACCATCGAACAATTCACAAGCAAACAAGCCGCGCAGCGGTTTTCTGCAAAAATAAGACAGGCGGCCCCCGTCTCATGTTCTGGCGTCTATGTTATGAACCACCGCTACGCCTGCACTGTCACCGGCGACTTCACCCAGGAGCAGCTCCAGCAAGCTAAACTGTAACGCCATGGAAAAGAACAGAACAACCCGGGAGCTTGCGGAGATCCGGATGGATGACACCCGCATCGCCGTCTACCAAGGCATCGCTCTCTACAAAGAGGAACTTTGCAAGCACCTCATGTCCTTCTACAAGGGAGAGCTGGCCGTGTATGTAAAAAGCGCCGACGTCTTCCACCAGCCCGTCCACATCCACATCGGCAAAGGGGGCCACGTCTACATCGAGAACGGCGGCGAGGATTACTTCGTGGGAGAGGACCGCCTGGAGATGATCATCGACGAACTCTGCGCCGGGCGCGTTTACCAGAACGGGAAATACTCCAGGAGGGTCGGCTTCCTGCTAGCGCCATTAAAGAAGACCCTGCCGATGCCCTTCGACCATATACTCCCGCCTTTTTGACGTATGAAGAAGATCATGTTCTCACACAAATGGGGCCTTCAACAGGCCGTCATCGACGGAACGAAGACCACCACACTCCGAATCATCCCAGAGAAGACCATCAAGGCCTCGAAGGATCCGGCCAACCCCTTCGACTATCCGGACCGGGAGAAACTCATCCTGGCCGCCCCCTATAAAGTGGGCGACGTCGTGGCCGTGGCCGAAGCCTATCAGGACATCTTCTCGCCCCTGGACTGGGTGAACCGACTCATCCACCAGGACGAGCCTGGTTGGAAGAACAAGATGTACGTGAGCGCCGACCTCATGCGCTACTTCATCCTCATCACCGGCGTCTCCGCCAGGGAGGTCCAGAGCCTCACAGAGGAAGAGCTGCTGGCCGACGGCCTGCACACCTTCCGGGATGCAGCGCTCCAAGTCCGGCCGACGATAGCCAAGGAGTTCCGGAACGGCCGCCTGGTTCCGGAGTTCTTCTTCCAGACCATGCACCTGGACATCCAGAAAGACAACGCCCTGGTGTACCGCTACACCTTCGAGCTCTGCCGGAGAGGCACCTGCCGCGTCTGCGGCTGCACGGAGACATCCCCGTGTTTATACTGGCGCCACGGAGTCGCCCAGCCCTGCTGGTGGTTCGATGCCTCCGAGACGCTCTGCAGCCACTGTGCAATCCCGGAGATAGCCGACAGTCCGGACACCATTCACGCTATAAAACAGCAACCATGAAAAAGCCCCACATCACCCAGTACTGCATCCGTGGGAACTCCCGGATGACCAAGAAAAAGGAGATTATCTCCGGCCCCTTCGACACCCAGGCCAAGGCCCTGGAAACCCTTGCCTATATGGCTAAATACTACAGGAAGACCCACACCTACGCCCGTGTGGCTAAAATGAAATGACACCAGACATGACACTCCAGGAGGAATACCGGGCGCAGCGCGAAAAGCTGGCCACCGGCTACGGTTTCGGGGATTTTATCGACATGTTCGCCACCCCGATGGAGCCGCCTGTCTTCCTATCCGTAGGCCCGGATAAAGCAAAAAGCCAGACAGTGTAAACGACGATAACCCCAACTGCTTCTAATCATGGAACTAACAGCAGAAGGACGCCCGGCCCGTAACTTCCAGACCGGCACATTCCTGAAGGGACACATCCCGCATAACAAGGGGAAGAAATGGAGCGAGTGGATGGATATGCGGAAGGCCCGGAAGGTTCTCCGCATCGGCATGAAAAACCTGAAGGGCCGCTCCGATATCGGCGGATGGAACAAGAAACCGGTAGTGGCCATCACTCCGGCCGGCCGCTGGATCTATTTTGAAAGCGCCGCAAATGCCGAGCGGATCACCGGCCTGATCCGGAGGAACATCACCCGCTGCTGCCTGGGAAAGTGCAAGCACTGCGGCCGTTTCCGCTGGTTCTATTTCGACTCAAATGAATGGATTAAACTGGTAAAACATGAGCGGTAGAAAAAGGACAGGTTGCATTTACTATGAACACCACGCCCATTATTTCGTGAGGGGCGTCGGCTGGGTCAAAAATGATATTTGGTGCGGAGAACTGACAGTGTCCGGCCACCGATATCGTAAAAGGAGCATTAACTATAACACGGTCCGCTTCTGGTTGGACCAAATGAAAGAAAGATTCAAAGATGAATAAATTATACACATCATTCCTGGAACTGGTCCGGAAAATCAACGATGACGCGCTGAAGGTGTTCGATGACGCCTTGACGTACATCCTCCGCTACTTAAGCATCGACACTACGGATGCAGTATGGCCGCACGGAGAGCGCGACAATCAGGCCTTCACGCAGTTTATGGCCGACTATTTCCAGTACCAGAAAGAGCAAACTGTCACAAAGTTCTGGTACGATGCCTGGGGAGACATGTTCATGGAGCTCTCCGGGAAGTTCAAGTCCTTCCGCGGCCAGTTCTTCACCCCCGCGTCCGTGGCCGACCTCTGCGCCAGGATGAGTGAGCAGGAGAGTTCAGGAGCCAGGCCGGTCATCAACGACTGCGCCTGCGGCTCCGCCCGTATGCTCCTGGCCGCCGAGCAGCTGGCTTACGAGCGGGGCTCCGTGCAGCCCTACCTTATCGGAGAGGATATCGACGGGATGTGCTGCAAAATGGCCGCCATCAACCTGGCCGTCCATGGATGCCTGGGGGAAGTGGTACGCCATGACTCCCTTCAGCACCCGGATGAGCTCATTTATGGGTATATTATAAACGAGTCCCTGTCGGCCGGCCACTCCTTCCCGTCCATCCGCCGGAGCGAGGATAAGTATGATTTTATGAAGTTTAGGAAATGAATACACCATCAGAACAACTTGTAGAAGATATCCGTATCAATCTCTACGATGCCAAGGTAAGCCCCGATGTAATCCGCGCCGTGGAATCCATCCTGGATATCTCTCTAAGCCGGTATGAGGTCAAGGAGCGAGAAGCCCAGCTTGTGGTATATGACAATGGCGACGCTGACCTTGTCAAGAAGTTCTTTATCTCCAAGGCCGTGCAGGGCTGCACCGAAAACACGCTCGACACCTACCGCCGCGTCCTGGCCTTCTGCATGAAGAATATCCAGAAGCATCTGAAGGACTACACATCAGACGACATCCGCGCCCTGCTCGCCTATCTGAAGATTAACGGCAAGTCCAGCGCCTACATTGCACTCAACCAGCGGACGCTCTCCAGCTTCTTCGGATGGTGCGAAAAGAACGACCTCATCAACCCGAACCCCATGCACAAGGTGGAGCGCACGAAAGTCCGCTACTTTCAGGAGGAGGCGCTCACCCTGGAGCAGACGGAGATGGTCCGCTCCGCCGCCGGTACCAAGAGGAACAAAGCTATCATCGAGATGCTGTACTCCACAGGATGCCGTATCTCCGAGCTGTGCGCCCTGGACAGGAAGGATATCGACTGGGATAAGATGGAAGTCACCGTCCTCGGCAAGGGTAAGAAATACAGGCAGGTATATATCACCCAGAGGGCCAAGTATGCCTATCTGGAGTACGAACACATCCGGAGGGATAAGTCTCCGGCACTTTTTGGATGGGACCCCGAAGCCACCGAAGGGCAAAAGAAAGCCCAAAGAGCCATGTTTGAGCATGCGGGATGGGAATACGACCCGGATAAGGCAAGACTGAATCCGAACTCCGTCGGCGGCTTGCTGCGCCGGATAGGCAAGGCCTGCGGATTCCGGCTCCACCCGCATCTGCTCCGGAAGAGCGTGGCCACTCATGCCCTGCAGCGAGGGATGCCCATCGACGAAGTCCGGATCATGCTGGGCCATGACAGCATAGCCACCACTACCATCTACGCCCAGACACTGAAGGATAATATCAAAGACTCTCACGAAAAATATGTTTAGCGCAGAATTAACGGCCGGAAAAGCCGAAAATACAGAGCTCTGGAGCACCCTCCGGGGCTTTTTCGTACCCCAGGGGAGGAAACCCGCCGGCTGCCCGGCCCGCGGCCGGAATAGCGGCCGGCGTTAAGCCCTATTTTTGGCGGCTTTTTTTAGGACTTCTCGGAGCATCTGACGCTCTGGACAGGGAAATCTTCACAGCGAGAAAAAAGCCGTCAAAAATAGACCTTTTTCGAGGTGCCCGTCAGGGCGCAAGAGGAACATCTGAACTGGATCTGAACTGTGTTTCAGTTCTGTTCGAGGCTCCCCGCCTCGCTTCTCCACCCCTTTCCCAAGGAAAAATGAAAAAACTGAACTGGGCGTAATATATTGGGAATCAGCGCGAAAACCCCAATATATTATTATTTTTATTTAAAAAATAGAGACACCTTGTAAAAAATGAGGAAAAATCTGAACTTTTGAACTGCGTCCCGTCCCATACTGATAATCAAATGGTTAATCAGTTCACATTCAGCACTGTGGCAGCACTGTACCATCAGCACTGTGTGCTGAACTGCCAGCACTGTCCAAAACGGCCCACAGTGCTGGAGTGTACTGACGTAATCTGCTATAAATCAGTAATATAGTATTTGTCAGTTCAGAAGTTCAGATTTTTTGCACTTTTGAACAAGGAGGGGGTGTTTTGGTCAGAAAATCCGGAAAATTTTTATATTTATTCGCAGAGGGTCCCAGTCCCCGGAAAAGACCGAATTTTTTTTGATATTTGCGCCATGGCTCCAGACATCACCAATACCCAGACGGTCACAGTGAAGGTGCTCCCGGCTCTCCGGGCGTACATCCTCGCCGTAAACAATGACTCCGACATCATCCTCCCGAGCCGTGAGTCCAGGCTGTGGGGTCTGGTGAAGATGCACCTGGCCACCATCCAGCCGGATTACAAGCCGACACCAGCAGGCGGATCGGAGAGCTGCATCCGGATCGGCATCTACAAGACCAAGCGCCAGGAGTACAACCGGAACGCCCGCCGCGTCATCTACCAGGAGACCCTCTTCCGCGACTATCTGACACCCGCCGGTCAGAAGGCCATCGCCGACTATCTCACCAGGTACTTCAAGCAGACCTTCAGGAGCTACATGTCCGGAGCCCTGGGCAATAACGACGAGCTCTCCATCCACGACGCCATCCTCCAGTTCTGCGCGCTTTACAAGATAAACATGGACATCATCACCTACGAGATGCTCCGGAAGGACTGGTTCCGCTTCCGCCGCCGGCACCCTGCCGGATATGTAATTCCGATAGAAAACAAAGACTTTTAGAAAAAAGTCACCCCCCGAGAAGTCCCACTTTTTAGCGTTCATTTTCGCCAGTTATGACAGAAATCTCCAGCCACTTCGCACTCATCGACCCCGATCTCATCCGCGAGACCATGAAGCTCCAGCGCGTCACCTATATCCCGACCGGTTCCCAGGAGTTCAACTGTATCGCGCCCGTCTCCCTCACCCAGACGCCATCCACCGGCAACTCCGGAACCGTCTGGAACATCTCCTTCAGGGCGGTGACGAAAGACTGCACAGTGCGTGAGTATAACGGCAGCCGCTATTACATCGCCGTCATCATGAGCGACGGGTCCGCCAGGATCATCGGTACAGCTTCGGAGGTTCCCCTGGTGACTGTGACCCCATACGGGAACTCCAGCGAAGTCGCCACCACCTTCAGAGCTGCCGTTCCTATCGACCTGTAGCAGGTTTTCTGTCCTATTTTATACCGTTTCGGCTGCGTAATTTTGCGAAAACGGTATAATATGAAGCACAAACCACAGCCGACCATTGTCTTCCTCACTGACATCCCCGCTCCGGCTTCCGGAGACCAGGAGCTCATTGTCATCTCCGACGAAGACAAAAAGGCATACCGAGAGGCCATCGTCAAGCCCTCCGCCTCCCTCCTTGCATATCCTTCCGACTTTTCCGACCCGGAGATCCAGGCCGGAAGCATCGCATACCATCCCATTTTCGGCACCATTTCCTACCGCTCCTGGTGGCGCTTCTCCACGGCCCAGTTCATGGCCGACCTGAAAGCCGCCGAAGAGAACCCGAACATCTACGGCCACCTCATCCATGTGGACAGCGGCGGCGGTGACGCCTTCGGGCTCCACGAGGCCTTCGAGCTGGTGCGCGACCTGAAGAAGCCCTGCGTGGCCGTCATCGAGTCCTGCGGTGGTTCCGCCGGTTACTACCTGGCAGCTGCCGCCGATAAGGTGTACGCCTCGGCGGAGTTCTCCATGGTGGGCTGCATCGGCATCGCCTCCGTCATCGTGGACGACTCCGAGTACTGGGAGAAGTCCGGCGTCAAGTTCCGGACCCTGGTCTCCAACTACTCGCCCCTGAAGAACAAGGTCTTCCACGACGCAGAGGAAGGGAAAACGAAGGAATACGTGGAGCGCTACCTGGACCCCATGGCGCTCCAGTTCATCAACGACGTGAAGTCCGTCAGGCCTTCCGTCTCCGAAGCCGCCCAGCAGGGCGACACGTTCTACACCCAGGAGGCCATCGCCGCCGGGCTCATCGACGGGAAGAAGTCCGTGGATGACGTTCTGGACGAGATGCTCTCCGAAGCTGCTGCCGCCATCGAGAATCAGCACATCGAACAGATAACTCCATCCGTAGATATTAACACCTTAAATTTCAACTAGTAATGAAGAAATTTGTTACCAGGCTGAAGGCCGTGGCCGAGAAGCTGGGCCTCCAAGCCAAACTCGCCGACAAATCCCTGTCTGCCGAAGAGCAGAAGCAGATTGTCGCGGAGTACCAAAAAATCCACGGCGAGGGCTCCTTTGACGCCGACAAGGCGGAGTTCGAGGCCGAGCAGAAGACCGCCAAGGAGAACGCAGCCCTCCAGGCGACCTTCGCGTCCGTCGCCCAGGAGCTGGGTGTAGACGTCACCGCCGAACAGGCCAAGACTCCGGAAGGACAGGCCAAGATTCTGGGCGCCATCTCCGACCTGAAGGAGACCATCACCAAGATGGGCGCACAGAGTCAGGACCCCAAGCCCGAGGCCACCGTCGTGGCTCCCGTAGCCGTGACCGGTCTCCACACTGCCGAGGCTGCCTTCGGTATCAAGCACCCGTTCTACGCCACCACCAAGCGCTACAACAGGATCCTGGTGGAAGGCAAGATCACCGGCACCCCTTCCAAGGCTGACCGCGACACCCTGGAGGCCGACGTGACCGCCTACGCCGAAGGGCTCACCGCCCGCTACGCCGAACTGAAGGAAGCCGGCCTCCTGACCGCCATCCGTCAGGGCACCGTGGATCTCACCGCTCTGTCCACCGACACCGAGATCGGCACCCGTCAGTTCAACATCCGCCGCGATATGCTCATCGCGCGCATCGTCACCCTGCCTTCCCTGGCCGACATCTTCCCCACGGTGTCCAACGTCCAGAGCGGTCAGGTGATCACCAACGTCCTCCTGTCCGAGGTCTCCCAGTCCTACCAGGCCGGTGAGGTCTTCAAGGGCGGCGCAGAGTTCATGCCGGAGAAGGCCATCGTCCATGACGCCATGGCCAAGGTCCTGTTCGAGGATATGAAGCAGCTGGAGTACAGCTACCTCAATTATCTGAACCGCGAGGGCTCCGACCCCGTGAAGTGGACCCTCATCGAGTGGATCATCCTCCAGCTGGCCACCCAGATCAACAACGAGCGCGTATCCCGCTCCATCGTAGGTGTGCGTGTGGAGCCCGTCAAGGGTGTAGCCTCTCCTGCCAACTTCGCATCCACTGGCGTCCTCTGGCGCCTCATCTCTCTGTTCGAGGGCAAGAAGCTCCTGCCCTTCACAGACAGCGCCCTGGCCGACTACAGCGCCTCCGACTTCGGCGACGTGGTGGTAGCCTTCGTGGAGAAGATCAAGGTGGTCCAGCCGGAGCTCGGCAAGAAAATGACCATCTACCTGAACGCCACCCACATCCCCCTGTACCGCAAATGGTACCGCGCCACCTTCGGCAAGGACATGGACTTCGAGGGCGAGGCAAAGAACAAGGTGCCCTACCACGACAACCCCATCAAGTGGGTGCCTAACATGGGCAACCTGAAGTTCATGTTCGCCACCATCGAGGGCAACATCGAACTGCTCCAGAACTTGCCCGGCGAGGAGTACAACACCAAGTTCGAGCGCCATCTGGAGGAGGTTATGGCCTACTCCTACTGGAAGGAAGGCTCCAGCGCGAGCTTCGTCGGCAAGGCGTTCCAGACCCTGGCCGCCCTCATCGCCAACGCAGGCGCGGGCCAGTACGTGTTCATGAACTGGCCGGTGATCGAAATCGCCGCCGACGCTACCACCCCGTCCGTAAAGGACGCATCCGGTGCCGACCTGGGCTTCCTCCTGAAGACCAACGCGAACACCAAGGCCACCGCCATCACCGACATCCTCGGCGCCAAAGCAGGCGTGGTTTACCGTATCGAGTGCGGCAGCACCACCAACGCCACCACCATCGCCAAGAGTGGCAAGTTCGCCAAGCTCACGGCAGCATGGGAGCCCAGCGCCGTAGGTGCCTACCTGAAGGTGTACTACAACCCGGCCGATGACGAGTTCATCGAGGTAGCCCGCGGCTAATCTTGTAACCAAGGAGGGCCGGTCCATCCGGCTCTCCTTTAATAAGCTACAGCCATGAAGAAAGTACCTACCATTGCATCCGTAACGGACCACGAAACCCAAGGGAAGCGCATCTACACCGACATCTTCCTCATCCCGGAGGATTCCGTAGACCTGTCCACCGAGCCGGAGATCGACGAAGAGGAGCGGACCATGGAAGCCCTCACCATCAAACAGGGAGAGGCCTGGGTGAAACACCAGGCCGTGAAGTTCACCCCGGCCGACACCAACGAAGGCCAGGGCGGTGACATCACCACCGACGTGAACGGCAACCTGGTCTACACCGTAGGCGGAGACCGTCCGGAGATCGACGACTTCATCGAAAACCAGCACGGCCGCGGGTTCTTCATCGGAACCATCGACCGCGTCTCTGGTAAGAAGAAGATCTACGGCCGCCCCCGCTGCCCGTACTACTTCCAGAACCACAGCCGCCGGAAGAACGGAGAGAACACCAGCTGCGACATCACGTTCACCAGCCCCTTCATCTTCCAGCCCCTGGAGTACCTGGGCGAGTTCACCACAACGGTCAAGCCCGGAACCTAACAGGCAACCATCTCACCAGACAGGGCCGCAGGAGCAGGCGGCCCTGTTTTATCTAAAGACCCCAAAAGATGTACGACTTTCTCACAAAGAAAAAACTAAAGAAACGCGCCCAGGCGGGCCATATCCAGACCTATCGCGCCATGCTTTCAGAGCGCCAGGTTCCCGCCTCCGGCTGGGTGGCCATCAACCCCCAGGAGCTGGCCGAGGATCTGCTGTACATCCTGCTGGACTACTACAGCATCGAGGAAATCGAAGCACGGGCGAGCGGTGCCGTACCGGCAGCCGACCATTTTCGTGACGCCACGAAAATGACCGGAGACACCACTGGCAGTGAGCCGGTAAAAAAAAAGTTTCTAAACAGCAGGAATATCCGAACATCCGCTGGAAAGACATGGACGACCCTGTCGTCCGCCTGGCGGACAGTATCTTCTCGGATCGCATCAGCTGCTGGCAGCGTCTTCAAGAGCTCGAAAAACTGACGCAGGAAGAGAGCGCCCCGGTGGCCATCCTCCAGGAGATCGTCCAGCTGGAGATCCGCCGCGAGCTGTGCTTCCAGGAGCTCCGCCACCTGAACGACAAGGGATCCTTCCTGGGCAAGCATCCGTTCATCTCCCAGAAGTCCGAGCGCGAGCAAGTGTTCCAGATGCTCAAAGACGACCCGGAGAAATACTTCGACGAGCGGAAGAAAATCGAGGACAACATATCCCGCTACTCCTCACAGATCAACGGAAAAAAATCATCTGAAGCCGTCCGTGAACGTGCGAAGGCCAGCCTGGAAAAGTACCAGGTGAAGCTCCAGCTGTACAAGGACGTCTTCCGGGAATATATGGGCAGACAATGAAATTTGAAGACCACACCGAAGAGTTCACCAACCAGGTGAAGGATCTGGCCGTCATGGGCCTGGTGCCCCGTCAGATAGCGGAGCGCCTATGCCTGGAAGGAGAAGAGCGCCGCGCCTTCATGATAGCCATCATGACCGACAAACACCCGCTGCACGAGGCCTACATCACCGCCCGGCAGCATGGGATGGAGGATGCCGACACCGCGCTCATCACCCTGGCCGATTCCGGTGACACCGACGCCCTGGAGCTGCTCTACAAGGTGCGCTGGCAGGATAACGTGAACAAGGTGAAAAAAGAACTATTTGACGTATGAGACCAGACCGCCTCGAACTGCTGGCCACCTATGACGCCGACGCCATCCAGTCCTTCCTGGCCACCCGGAAGTCCGAAGTCATCCCTCCGGACATGCGCGACTACATCCTCCAACTGGACTCCCTGGCCAAAATCTTCCACTACCACAAAAACAGCCAGAGCCGCGCCATCGAGGAGCTGCGGAAGCAGTGGCCCACGCTCACTGTTTCCCAGGCCCGGGAAATCTACCGCGACGCCATGGAGTACTTCTACCAGGACGCCGGTGTCAGCGCCAAGGCGTGGGATAACAAGTACGCCGACGCCCTGGACGACCTGGCCCGCGCCGCCATCGCCGCGGAGAAGTTTGCCACGGCCGAGAAGGCCTTCACCAAGGCGCACGAGCTCCGGACCAAGCAGCGGGAGCAGGAGTCGTTCCAGTGGCACGCGCCGGTCTTCTTCATCAATATCAACGTAAAGCCGGAGGATCTTGGCTATGCTTCCCAGCGTCTCATGGATATAGCCAGACGCCACGAGGATGACGAACTCCGGAAAATGATCAAGGGCCTGGAGACCACCGATGCCGAGAAGATCCGGCTCATGAACGAGGCAGGCATCCAGGATGCCCAGCTCGTAGAAGAAACCCCTGAAGACGATGAGTAAAGCACCCGCCGCTCCGGACTACGTGGAGCTCTACCAGAACAAGGTCCAGGCCCTGGTGAACATCGTGGACCCGAACAAGCTGTTCGCCATAGCGGGCCGCGCCCTGGGTAAGACCTCCCAGATAACGGCCCGCCGGATCCTGCGTGTGGCCGATGAGATGCCCAGGGAGGCCTCCATCATCTCCCACAAGAGCTTCGTGGCCCTTTTCACCAACGTCATCCCCACCGTCCTGGAGACCTTCCGCTCGGAGGTGACGATGCCGGACGGCAGCACCCGCCCCCAGCTTATCGAGGGGGTGGACTACGTGGTGGGAGAGAAGGACCTGCCCAAGCACTTCCAGAGCCCACGCTACCCGCTCCTGTACCCGGAGCGATCCATCGTCTTCGCGGATGGGCACGTGCTGCAGGCCGTGTCCATCGACAGGGCCGACTCCATCGCCGGCCGGTCCGTGGTGCACGCATTCCTGGAGGAAATGAAGTACAGCGACGGCGAGAAGGTCCGGACGCGCATCATCCCGGCCATCCGCACCTCCCGTATCGGCATGGGCTCCGAGGCCCACAAGTCTCACCTCCATGGCGGCATCACCGGCGTCACCGACATGGGCCGCGTCTCCCTGGGCGAGTTCAACTGGTACCAGGACTACGAGAAGGAGACCGACCCGCAGCTCATCGCCGACATCGTCACCCTCTCCCTGGAGATAAACAAGGCCCAGTACAACGTCTATATGGGCCAGAACGTGGCCGCGGCGCAGAATAAGATCCGGAAGTACCTGCCGCTCCTCCGAAGGCTCCAGAAGGGCGCCACGCTATACGTGCGCGCCAGCACCTTCGCCAACCGTGACGTACTGGGCCTGGAGTACTTCAAGACACAGCGCGAGATCCTGGCCATGTCCGAGTTCCTCTCCTCCATCTGCTCTATCGGAGACCGTAACCGGGACAACCTTTTCTTCGACCTGTGGGATGAGCAGAAGCACACCTACGACGACAGCTACAAGTACAGCGTCATCGACAAGCTGAACCTGAAGGAAGCCTTCCGCATCACAGCCGAACACCTGAAATACTACCAGCCCCACGAGAAGCTGCTGCTGGGCTATGACCCCGGCTCCTTCTCCTCCGTGGTGGCCGCCCAGGTGGACCGCAGCGCCAACACACTCCGGATCCAGAAGGAGTTCTTTGTCTATCCTCCGGAGGATGCCGCCGACCTGGCCGCCCAGATAAACGCCTACTACGGCGCTGCCGCGAAGCTCCGGCAGATAGATCTGTACTACGACCGCGCCGGCAACAAAAAGAACAAACAGTACGAGAAGGACGCGGAGACCGATGCCAAGCGCCTGAAGAAAGAGCTGGAGAACTACGGCTGGCGGGTCCGGCTCATGAACCTGGGCCAGGCCACCATCTTCCACTGGCAGCACTACCGGCTATGGCGCCGGCTTCTGGCCGAGAACGAACGCAGCGTCCCCCGGATCCGCATCGACTCCAATGAGTGCCAGAACCTGGTGAGCGCCATGTACTGCTGCAAGAAAATCCCGGGATCCTCTCCCGTGGAGCTGGACAAAAAGCCGGAGAAGACCGTGCCCATCCAACTCCAGGCCGGACTCACGCCGCAGATCCCGTCGGCCATGACGTACCTGGTATGGGGGCTGTACGAGAAATTCTTCCCGGGCGTCAAATCCTTCACCAACACCGGCGGCGGTTTTCAGAATTTTATGGGATAAAATCCTGCACTTTCCCCTCTTTTGTGGCAAAAATACCAGAAAAGAGGGGGTATTTTTTGCATTTTCACACACGGAATGTGGGACACTGTGAGATTTATAAAATAGCTATCCTTCTGTGACTGGGACAGTTAAGCAAAAAATTTTCATCGTTTTCAAAAAATCCGCGCTTCGAGAGCGCGCCGCCGCTCATTTTTCCGTTTGTAATGCAACGGGCCGAAGTGACGGAAATATGACAGACCGCCCGGTTTTTGTCCTTTTCCGGGAACGGACTCCGGACTATCTTCGCATCAGATAAAAAAGGCATGGAAACAATCAAAGGAATAGCAGCGCTACAGAGGGCCGAGCTCATCTCCAAGATGGGCGGCAGCTTCTCCATCTCCTTCTTCCCCTTCTCCAGGAAGAAGCCGTCGGCCGACCCGGACGCCCAGCTGAAGACCTTCCAGAACTGCACCATGCGCCTCCCGCTGCCCCACGATAAGTTCGACATCGACGGCAAGCACTTCTTCCTGTTCACAACCGACGACGATAAGCCGCGCGCCTGCTACCGTGTGCTCATCCGTTACATCGGCTTCTCCGACGAAAACAACAAACTGTATAGAGTCCTTTGGTATGAATAAATTCGGCATTATAACCGGCGCGGGCTATGCCTTCACCTACCAGATCGGCAAGGGCCCCATCGCATCCCTGGACACCAAGGCACCGTCCAGCTCCGAACGCTCCGTCCCCCTCTCCGCGCAGAGGATGAACCCCTACTTCTTCTGGCCTGCCGGTGAGCATAACGATGACCCGGACGTCTGCGCCGACCTTATCAGCGGGAACCGCCTGCTGCCCTCGCTCATCGAGAAGCAGGTGTCCATCCTGTACGGCACAGGCCCGATGCTCTTCACGGAAGAGATCCAGAAAGACGGCACCGTCAAGCGCCGCTACCTGAAGGACCCGGAGATCCAGGAGTGGCTGGAGAGCTGGCAGCAGAACGGACTGCCGGCATCCTACCGCGACTACCTCCGGAACTGCATCCGCAGCTACTACTACAGCGAGGGCATCTACACCCAGTGGCACCTGGCGAAGGCGCTGCTGGCCGACCGTAAGGCCTCCCGCCCCGTGGTGGGTCTGGAGCATTACTCGGAGCTGCGCTGCCGCCTGGCCACGCTCACGGACATCTCCCGCAAGTCGGACGTGACGTCCAAGGACTTCGACAAGGTCCTGGTGGGCAACTGGAAAAAGGGCGGGCAGACGCAGGAGTTCAAGGCCTACAAGCGCTTCAACCCCGCCAACCCGCTGGCCGTCTCCGGTGCCATCTCCTACTCCAAGAACACCAACTACGAGACCGACATCTACGCCACGAACGTCTTCTTCAAGGGCATCAAGCCCTGGATCCGCGGCACCAACTCCACCCCGGACTACATCAACAGCTTCCTGGAGAACTCCCTGTCGGCCCGTCATCACGTCATCATCCCGGAGGCCTGGTTCACCGCCAAGGCGCACGCCCTTCAGGAGCTGTGCGACCTCAATGCACGGAAAAAGAGCGGAGGGGCCGCCGACAGCGAGCTCATCACCATCAAGGTGGGCGAGGAGACGCTGGAGGTGGGCACCGAGTACACCGACGCCCTCCTGGACAAATACGCGAACATGGAGCTGGCCAACCTCACCAACTTCCTGGCAGGCCGCGGCAAGAACCAGGGCAAGACCTACGCCACCCGCTCGTTCATCAATGAGAACGGCGACGTGGAGAAGTGGGAGATCGACGAAATCCCCCAGAAATACAAGGAATACATCGAGGCGCTCATCACCTACGACAAACGCGCCGACATGGTGCTCCTGTCCGCCAAGGGCATCGACCCGTCCATCTCCAACATCACCAGCGACGGCACCATCTCCAAGTCCGGGGCCGATGCCTACTACAATTATATCATTTACCTGACGCAGCAGTCCATCCCGGAGGAGGTGGTGTGCGCCGACCTGAACCGGGCCATCTCCATCAACTTCCCGGAGAAGTACCGCCAGGGCGTGCGGATCGGCTTCCACCGGCCCACCGTCCAGCGCCAGGAAGACGTCGCACCCTCCAACCGCATGTCCAACCAACCCGAGCAGCAGTAAGCCATGAAACCCACCGACCTGTTCACCGACCTGAACGACTTCCAGGAATACACCGCCGGCCTCACGGCCGACACCACCTACGCCCAGCTGGGCCCCTCCATCACCACCGTCGTGAACGCCACGGTGCTCCCCATGGTGACGGCCCAGGTGTACATCGCCCTCGCCCAGGCCACCGGCCCCCAGGACGGAGACTCGGAGGAGCAGCAGGCCATCAAGACGGCCGCCCTGGAAGGGAAGGAGCTCCTGAAGACCGCCGTGGCTGCCGGAGCCATGCTCCAGTACCAGATCTTCGCCTCCGTCAAGAAAAACGGAAGCGAGGGCTCCCTGTACAAATACCAGCACGAGGAAATCAAGGACCACTACCGCGAGGCCCTCTGGGGCGCCATGGACCGCCTGCTGGAGCTGCTGGACGCAAACCCCGACATCGGGGAATACAAGGAAACCGAAGAATACAAGCAGCGCCAGCAGCTGCCCGTGAAGACCGCCCTGGAGTTCGACCGCTACTACGGCATCGGCGCCAGCAGCTTCTTCTACCACAAGGTCCTCTTCCTGCTGCGCCAGGTGTGGCGCTCCGACGTGAAGCCGCTCCTCCCGAAGGAGCCCACGGAGGAGATGACCGAGCTGGCCAAGGAGGCCCTCTGCTACAAGGTGGTGGCCCTGGCTGTCATGCAGTTCGACGTGACGGAGCTCCCGCGGGCCATCCGCTGGGATTACAACCACGAGTACACGAAGGGCTCCGACCCCCAGACCCGCGCCAGTCTGTATGCCCAGCTCATCGCCCACTTCAACGCCGACGCCTCCAGTCTGGAGAACCTGAAGCGCTCCGCCGCCGGAGCGTCGTCCGTGGTCATGAATAACAACCGGGAAGAGAACAAATACTACGGCGTACTATGAACAAGGTCAAACTGAACGGCTCCACCTACCTCCTGCCTGCCCGCTGGAGTGACATCCGCGACCGTGCCCAGTTCGTGGATATCTGCCGTGCGCTGCTGGAGTTCGAGACCGGCCTGACCTCCTTCGATGAGTTCCGCCTGTCTCTGACCCTGGCCATCCTGCGCCTGAAGCCGGAGAAGCTCCACGCCTCCGAGGCCCTGCACGAGAACCTCTTCCGGATAGCGGAGCTGCTGAACTTTCCCTATGCCATCACCGAGCACCCGGACGGCTCCCGCACCGCCACCTTCACCATCCGCCTGGAGCAGAACCTGCTGCCGGATGCCGGTGGTGTCACCGGCTACAAGTACGTCACCGACGCCGCCGGCATCGTGGACACCAACCTCACGGCCGCCCAGTACGTGGAAGCCCTGGCCATCCTGCCCCACGTGCGCGCCGCCCTGTCTGCCGGCAGGGATGCAGACCCGGCCCTGGACGCCCTGGCCCAGACGCTCTACCCGGGAGCCTCCGGGCTCTCCAGGGATGAGAAGGTGGCCATCTTCTACAACTACCGCGGCATCATGGACACCATCGCCGCGGATCCGGACTACGATCTCATCTTCAACACCCAGCCCGCCAAGGGTGCGCCATCGCCGGTGGGCCCGCAGTCTTCCATCCTCGCCCTCTCCAAGGCCGGGTTCGGCAACATCGAGCAGATCCGCGCCCTGGACGTGTACACCTACCTGGCCGCCCTGGTCCAGCAGACCGTGGACTCCATCCGGGCCCTCGCGGGCTCCGGCATGAAGACCGGGGAGGTGGCGGACCGGCTCCGCCTGGATCCCGAACAGGTTGCCCCCTATATGCAAAACTGACCCCGCCATGTTTATCAAGGACATCTTCCAATACTTCGCCGCCTTCGTTCCCGTGGACGTCCTGGCGCGCACGTTCCAGCTCTCCAGCGGCCAGGAGTACAAAGCCTTCAAGGCCGAGGTGCTCCAGGCCCAGAGCGACCACCGGCTCCCCGGCATCACGGACTTCATCTTCGGGATAGACGCAGACATGATCCGGCAGCGCATCACCTCCGTCCGGGGCCCCTATCTCTTCGTGGAATACAGCCGCGTCACTTCCACCATCGCCTCCAAGGTGGACCGGAAGGACGACCGCTTCCACGTGGCCCTCTCCGTGGCGGCGCCCCAGCCCGACAACTACGACCTGGTGGGGAGCGCCCTGGACCAAGACACGACCCTCGCCCTCATCAGCGCCATCCGGCGCCACATGCGGGATGACGATGACCCCCAGCGTGGCATACAGTGGATGGAGTTCCCCGCCACGCTGTCGGTCTGGTCATCCAAGGAGCTCTCGAACTCACACGGCTGGTCCATGGAGTTCGACATCCTGGGCGTGGACATCATATAAAGAAACCGGCAATCCGGAATCTGTTTGTTCATAATTTTAGGTTTTTTATGGCTGAAGGCTCGCCGGGAGGCGCGCCTTCAGTGTTTTTACGGCGATACAAGAAAAAAGTTTTGCAAAATAAAAATAAATCCCTACCTTTGCGATGTCTAACATATCGCCAAGTCTATATCGGGGCGCCTTCTTTCCGGAGACAGTTCCCCATACAGACAGCGCAAAGAGAAATTTGCCCAGGTTCGCGGCATCCGTAAGGACCCGCAGCAGCGCCCCGGTGATGTGTTAGACAGAGCCTGGGCTTTTTTATACCTATTGCTTTATGTCTAACAAAGCAACCGCCCCGACCCAGAAGGGCATCAAGGCCACCACTGAGGCCATCGAGAACATCCTGGAAGGCAGCGCCCAGCTCCAGATGTGTCTGAACCTTTACAGCGCCGCAGCAGCGGACAATTCCATCCCCATCGACCAGCAGGCCTGGAAGGAGGCAGCCGAGCTCATGCGCGCCCTGAACCGTCTCATGTACGGCGAGAAGGCCCGCATGGACCACATGGCCAGCAACCTCCGCGTGGAGACCACCGTCAAGCGCTCCGTGCGCTCATTCCGCCGCAAGGCTTCCATGAACATCGCAAGCTAAAGGAGGACCGAGCCATGAACGGAACCATCAAACGCATACACATAGACCGCGACGACGCCTATAAGGCCGCCACCATGGACTTCTACCGCGAAGGCGGCACCGTGACCGTGGAAACCCGCGAAGACTGGAAGAACGCCCTCGTGGCATCCGACGGGATGACCTACAGCCGGCACACGGCCGTCTGCGACCTCCGCGACTTCGGTCCGCTTCCCGAGAAGCTGGGCTGCTACCACGCCTACACCAAGGGAGGCATGGAGTACATCGAGTTCTTCCTGGAAAAGGAGGAATACCGCGCCCTGGAGAGATACATCAGTTTTGGAAAATGGGAATAGGAGGACCGAGCCATGGACGAACCCATCATAAAAAGCACCGGCCAGGCCGGCACCGTCATCCAGGACTCCCTCATCCAGGCCATCGCCGCCCTGAAGGCCGCCGCGAGCCCCCTGGACAATCTGGAGCTGCACACCAGAGGGGAGAAAGCCTACAGCCAGATCGAGGAGATATACGACCAGATCGCGGAAGCCCAGACCGTCCTCTGCGAAATCCTGGCCGACCATTTGATAGACCAAAGAAATCGTGTATCTTTGTAGTGCCATGTTCACCGACGACTTCACCCATCAGATAGGCTCCGTGTTCAACGTCCAGACGACCGCGCTGCTCGCCAAGCAGAGCGCCGTGGCGGCCAGCACCTTCACCAGGCGCACCGGCCGCCTGTCGGCATCCCTTCAGGACCGCGCCACCATCACCGGCACCGCGGCCCAGCTGGAGTACCCCAAGTACATCCGCTTCCTGGACATGAAACGCAGCCGCACCGGAGCACGCAAGATCCACGGGCCCATCTATAACCGGCCCATCTACGGCTATCTGGTGGGGGGCGTCCGCCGGTTCCTGAACGCGGCCATCCCCAAGGCTATGATCCGCGCCATAGACGGCGCCATCACCAGCGTCAAATAGCCATATTTATCCCAGGAAAGGGCAGATGCAAATCTGTCCTTTTTTTATTTGTGTTCCGGGGCTATTTTCGCCCAGAATAAAACCCCGGGATATATGGGAAAACTGGAAAATGAAATAGTCAAATTTATCGCCGAGGTAGAGCTGGACCCGCAGACTGCGGCCCAGTACCAGCAGAACCTCGCCGACACGGAGAAGCACAACGAAGCCCTCCGGAAGTCCATCTCCGAGACCGTCAGGAAGATGGAGGAAATGCGCGCCCAGGGTAAGCAGAACACCGAAGAGTTCAAGCGCCTGCAAGCCTCCCTGGACGCCGACGTGAAGGCCCTGAAGGAGTCCACCAAGCAGTCGGACAAGTACGCCGCCGCCCTGGGCGTCCAGGCCATGAGCATGACCCAGCTCCAGCAGCGCGCCAAGCTCCTGCGGAAGGAGATGAACGCCGTCCACAAGGAGACCAACCCCCAGCTGTGGGAGAAATACCACAAGGCGCTCCAGGTGGTGGAGAAGCGCATGGCCGAACTGAAAGGAGGCACCACCAGCTTCGGCAAGGCCTTCTCCGGACTGAAGGGGAAGATCGTCCCCACCTTCGACGTGGTGGCCCTGGGTCTCAAAGGCATCCATGCCCTGGTACAGGGCGGGAAGAAGCTCTGGGGAGACCTGAAGACCGAGACCCAGAAGTGGGGAGACGCCATCCAGGTGGAAGTGGCCGCAGCCGAGGCCGTCTGGCATCACTTCGTCAGGAACATCTCCGCCTCCCGTAACGAGATCACCCTGACCTACAAGGAGGTGGCCGCCCTGGCCCGTGAGGCCGCCAAACTGAAGGATGAGATCTTCGAGCTCACCAACTCCTACAAGATAGAAGAGGCCCAGGCCCAGAAGACCATGCAGGAGCTGGAGGCTACATTCCGGAACACCTCGCTCCCCATCGAGGAGCGCAAGAAAGCCCTGGAAGACATGAAGGCCCTGGAGCTGCGGCTGGCCAATGACCGCCTGCTCATCGCCCAGCAGGAAGAGGATGCCGCCTACGAACACTTCCGCATCCAGACAGCCCTGGACCGCGATGTCGCCGAGTCCTTCATCACCAACTACCTGGAAGCGAAAAAGAAAGGCCTCACGGAGGAAGCCGAGGCCTACGCCCAACTGATCGGCCAGGAGGAGTACCTGAACACGGCGGTCACCTCCGGCGCCTTCGTCTCCAAAAAGACCTACCAGAACACCTGCGACAATCTGGAGCGCGTCCGCCAGAAAATCGCCGACACATCCGACGAGGTGAAGACCTTCTACGCCCAGCTCCAGCAGTACAACCTTGGTGATGGCGCCGCGACCGCCGCCGCCTACGCTGACGCCGTGGCCGGCCGCATCCAGGCACAGGCCGCAGCTGACCCTTCCGCC